AAAAACATATCTAGTAACTGCAGTCTTTATATTAATGTGTATCACATCATTAGGTATATATGGATTCTTAGTTTCGGCATATCAAGAAACAGCATATGAACTTAAAAATCAAGAATCTAAATTATCAGTATTACAATTAAAAAAAGAAAGATATCAAACTTTATCTGATGATATACGTTCTGAAAAAGAATCGTTAAATAAAAATATTACACAGTTAACAACAGGTCTTTCTAATAATATTATTGAATATACTAATTCAGAAGGTCAAGTTATTAGAACAACTAGTTCGGCAACTAGAAGAGTGTTAGAAAAACAATTAGATCAAACAATAACACGCAGAGATAACTTATATACCATGGAAATTGCATATTCTGACTCTGTTAGTAATTTAGATCAACAAATGCTAAAGTTACAAATAGATTCCAAAGTTTCGGCCGAAGTAGGACCGATTAAATATGTAGCACAACAAGTAAACCAATCAGTTGATCGAGTTGTTAATTGGTTTATATTACTTTTTATATTTGTTTTTGATCCATTAGCCATTATGTTATTAATAGCAGCAAATCAATTATTTAAACCTAAAGATGAATTTGTAAAAGGTGTTAACCAAGACACGTCTAAAATTATTAATGATAAATTATCTAAAGTTGTTGATGAAAATAATATACTTAAAGATAAAAATATAGAATTAATAAATTTAACACAACAAGATAATTTAACTATACAAACATTACAACATGACAATGAAGAGTTAAATAATAAAATTATCGACTTAACTAATGATATTTATAAAGAAAAACAAAAACCTATTAAGAATCACAAAACAAAAGTTATATCATGAGAAAATCAAAAGTTACAAAATCCATTCGAGGATATAAAAAATTACAGTGTAAATACTGCGATCGAATTTCAGAAAGAGTTGATGTTAATACTGTAGCAGTTACGTGTTGGAAATGCACATTAGATCTAGTTAACGGCAAGATATTGGAATTACGAAAATAATTTAATATAATAATATTATGTTAGAAGCAGAAAAGATAAAACAGAATTGGGAAATGTATCGTGACAGAGTCAATGAGTTATTCCCTACTAGAAAAGATCAATTAAATAAAATGTATGACGGCTTTGAAGATCGTATCGCAATGATGCCAGCTTCTTCAATGGCACACTTTCATAATGCATTCGCAGGAGGTTATATAGACCATGTACTACGAGTAATGGATTGCACGGAGACATTGTATGACGTTTGGTCTAATCAAGGTGCAGATATGTCCGGATATACTAAAGAAGAATTAATGTTTGCAGCAATGCATCATGATTTAGGTAAAGTAGGATTTCCAGGAGATGGTAATGAAGTGTATCAAATAGAAACATCAGATTGGCATCGAAAAAATATGGGAAGGTTATATAAGCACAATGAAAATATTCCCTTTACTATGGTACCAGATCTATCTATTTGGTTGTTACAAGAATATAATGTATCAATGTCATGGAATGAATATCAATCTATTAAAATTCATGACGGAATGTATGATGATTCAAATAAACCGTATTTTGTAGCAAGATCAGAAAAAGCTAAATTAAAAACTAATATGGCTATTATTTTACATCATGCAGACCATATGGCAGCTCAAATAGAATATGAGCAATGGAGAAATTATAAAGCTGGGACACCAAGACCTATTTCAGAAAAAAGTAAAACAACTAAAAGCACTGCTATGAAAAATTTAGCAGAAAACAATCCAAATATAGGTAGTTCTATTGCGGATATATTCAAAGACATTTCATGATTATATTAAGTATATTAACAATATTATTCTTTTCTGGTACCGTTTATTTTGCATATCGAGCTTATGTGTTAGCCGGATTAATTACTGACTCCGAAGATTATTATGAATCAGTAGCAAACACAAATCAATACATGTATAAACGGATTATACAAACACATGATCGAATGAAACAAATTGATAGAATTGGGGCATTTGAAAAAGACGATGAAGCTGGTACAACATTTTCATTATTAAAAGAAGTAATTGACGAACTAAAAGAGGAATTTGATGCCAAGGAAGAAGAAAAAAAGTAATAATTATTACACTAAAATCCAAGACGTAGCTATTTGTGCTTATAATAAGTCAGAAAGTTCAGTACAACGAGAAAAAATATATCGAAGATTTATTTATCCTGCATTTTTAAAATTAGCAGAAAATTTAATCAATAAAATGAAACCAACATACATTTTAAACAAATGTTCGTTTCAAGATTTACAAACAGATTTAGTTACATACTTAACAGCTAGATTAGATAAATTTAAACCAAATGCTGGAAAGTCATATTCATATTATACTAGAACATCATTTAATTATTTAATTGCTGAAAATCAAAAAGCATATATTAAAGTAAAACAAAACAGAGAACCTATTGATGTAGATGAACAAAGAAATATTCCAACAGAAATGCATAACAATGATATGCAAGAAGTTGTAAAATATTTTATGGATGAATTTGTTGAATATTCATATGAAAATTTAAATTTTATATTTACCAATCCAATTGATATACATGTTGCTGATTCTGTTTTACATTTATTTGAGCAACGAATTAATATAGAAGAGTTTAATAAAAAGGCACTTTATATTTTTATCAGAGAACGTACGGGCCTTCCAACTACTAATGTAACTCGGGTTGTTAAAACATTAAAACATCTTTATGAAACTAAATTTCGTGAATATGCAAATAGCGATTTCATGAATTTGCCTTTTTAATATTTATTATTAAAGGATAACAATGGATAGAAATGATGAAATATTTAAAGGAACCAGTTTTGCTGACCTTATGCATGATGTATATCATAATTCTAAAAAGAAAGATAGGCAAATAAATCAACTTATATCTCAATTACAACCTTTAATTCGTAATGCATCAGATGCTACTATTATAGTACCATTAATAAAAGAATATTTAGATGTTGCTGTTAAGAATGATGATCATTTAGTTAAATTAACTGCTATAGTTCAACGTTATATATCAACTACACAAACTATAACAGGTGCTGATTCATTATTATCAGATGATGAGAAACAACAACTAATTCATATAGCTCAAACTACATTAACTCATGAATTAGAAGATGAGATAGAAAAAATTGAAGATGAAGATCGAGAAATTAAACAAAAAATTGCTGTTGCAAAATCTAAACTAAGGGATAATACTGATGCCAAATCATGATGGATTATTTGATGCAGTTATATATGTAGCCGAAGTAACAGATAAACAAAGTGCAGGAGATACGTATAAACGTAATGAAGATGTAGAATATCCACGTGGAAAAGTTGATGGATCTATATCTGGTGCTGATATGTTATTTGCAGTTGACGTTCATTATTCAGTTAATGGCCGGAAACAATATCTAAAAAATGTTAAACCAGCAAATCCTAATATTAAGCAAATACCAATTGTTGGAGAATCTGTTTTAGTATTTCAAACAATTAATCATGAATCTAATGTAAATGAATCATTTCCTCAATGGTACTATATGTTTCCTATAGGAATAAGTTCTAATATTAATACTAATATTGTTCCAACCGTTGATTTAAATACAGAATTTGATTTAGATTATCCATACAACACAAAAACATCATATTTACAACCTTATAAGGGTGATTTACTATTAGAAGGTAGATTTGGTAATAGTATACGATTTAGTAGTACTATAGATTTTAAAGACACTTATACAGAATCAGGTAATTGGAGTGGTATTAATAATGGTGATCCAATTCTTATTCTTTCTAACGGTAGAGAGTATAAAGACAATAAACAATTTGTAACTGAAAATATAAATACAGATAAATCTTCATTATATTTAACAAGCACACAAAAAATACCTTTAACATTAGGAAGTGAAAATCAACCTAATTCATTAACTGGAGCATTAACACCAAATGGAACAGAAACTAATTATATAGGTTCTCAATTATTAGGCGTATCTGATCGTGTTATATTAAAAGCACGAACTGATTTAGCTGTTATTG